AGAGACAAGCGTTGAATCATGAAGTTCAAAGAAACAGGATCGACAGTCAAATTCTGATATTGTAGGAACCTGAAGGACGTTCTTCAATACCAGTGAATTGAGTTTGATTTCATTTGTATTGAAGAGTTGACGCACCGATCTGAACAGGAGTTCAGAATCTTGATGACGTCTTTGAGAAGTTCAAAGAAGTATGTGAACACAAGCTTCTTCGGTTCCACGAATCCCGGTTGAAAGTGACACGGTCGAGTCAAACGCATACGAATCAATCGTGACTTCATGGAAGGAGAAGATCCAAACGAATATGAATTCATTTCTGCTTCGATATACGACAATAAGTTTCTTCTTGAAAACAATCCCGAATACCTGAAAGCATTGCTTGCTCTTCCTGAAAAGCAACGTCGTGCATACTTGGAAGGTGATCGAGATGTATTTGAATGACAATATTTCACGGAGTTCAGGCGCAACATTCACGTGATTGAAACACCGTATATTCCAACTGAATGAGTTGAACGTCGCATCATTGCGCTTGATTACTGATTCACGAATCCTTCTGCATTATACCGAATGAGTCAGGACACGCAGTCAGAAGTTGTTTGCTATCGTGAATTGTACGTAACTTGAAAAACATACAAGCAACTTCACCAACTCGCATGCGATCTGACAACATCGCAAGAAAAGATTGATTTCGTTGTTGCTGATCCTGCAGTTGTGAACAAAAAATCAGAGACAGGAGGAATGACATTCAAACAAACACGAACTTCTTTCAGAGTAATTTCTTGAAACAATTCGCGTGACGATTGACGATCTTTGTTCCGTGATTACATTCACGAAACTGCTGAATGAAATTGATTGTCGTTGAAATTCACTTCGAATTGCACACAAGCAATCAGAACAATTCCTGAACTCATTCACGACGAAACACGTGTTGAAGACGTTGATTCCAAAGGAGAGGATCATGCTGCTGACGCTATCAGATATTGACTGCTTGCATTCTGAAGAAAAAGCAATACAACAAAAAAAATCAGTCAATCAAATAAGAGTTTGTCCATGCAGAATATCAATTCCAAAATACAGGAAATTTCAAAAAGAAGAGACGGACGCAAAAACAATTCACTGACAAAAAGCTTTTAGTTTCTCAACTATAGATGACAGACGCTTCAAAAAAAGGAATGAAACCAACACAGTCACAGCGTGGGAAGAAGAAGAATGCTGATCCTACACTTGGACGTTTGGGATCGTCTTGAACGTCAATCATGTCTTGAATGATTCAAGAGGACTACAATTCAGCGTTGACAGGAACGGTTGGTATTGCAACATACAACAAAATGAGAAGGTCCGACGCAATGGTGTTTGCGACACTTCTTGCATGTGAACTTCCTATCAGATCAACAAAGCGATTCATCGATGCGTCACGTGATGAAAATGACGAAGTATCTGAACAATCAAAGGAAGTTGCAAGCTTCGTTGAAGATGCTTTGTTCAAACAAATGTCGATCACTTGGGATTCTCTCCTGACAGAGATTTTGACTTTTTACACGTTCGGTTTCTCACTTTTTGAAAAAGTATATACAACGCGTGACGACAAAGTGATTCTCGAAAGTCTTTCTTCAAGAAAGCAATCCACGATCCTGAAGCGACAGACGTCTGATTGATATTCAGGAGTTCAACAACAGTTGATGAATTTTGACGATGACGGTGAACCAACAGGGATCGTCGACATTCCTTCCGAAAGACTTGTGCGTTTCACGTTCCGTCAGGAGGGTGACAACTACGAAGGAGTCTCTTTGCTTCGTTCTGCGTATAAACATCGACGGTATAAAGATCAGTTGTACAAGTTCGATGCAGTGAAACACGAACGTCAATCAGTTGGTATTCCTGTGATATATCCTGCAAGCGGTGCAAAAGATTCTGATCTTGATATTGCACAAGACATCGTTGAGAATATCAGAGCCAATGAGTCAGGCGGAATCATTATGCCGTGACCAAAATCAGAAGGTCGAGAGATCGAAATGCTTGACATGAAAGGAGCTTCAACTTCTGATCTTCGGACTTCAATCAATCACCACAACCGCGAGATCTCAAAGAATGTTCTTGCGCAATTCTTGGAACTTGGAAACACAGAGAGCTGAAGTCGTGCTTTGTCAGAGGATCAATCAGATCTGTTCTTGCTTGGCTTGACAGCAGTTGCGAACTATATATCAGATATTTTCAATCGCTACGTGATCCCTGAACTTGTCGATCTGAACTTCGATGTTCAGGAATATCCGCACTTGAAGTTCAACAAACTCGGGAACATAGACTTTGCAAGAGTATCGACAGCAATTTCAACTCTTGCGCAAGGTGGAATAATCAAAGCAGACGACAGGCTGGAAACTCATATCCGTGATCTGTTCGATCTTCCTTCACGTGAAGAAGAAGTGACACAGACACAACCAACAGAAGAAGCTCCAAAGGAAGCAGATCCTGCACCTGAACAAAAACATTCTCACGAGCATGAACAACGATGACACTTCGATGAAGATTATCGGAACATTTCTCAAATGTTTGACAACAAGTTCATCATTCAGCTTCAGAATGAGACAGCTGACGGCGAAAACTACGCTGAAGTAAAAAAAAAATGATTGAAGATAAATGAGTATGAAAGTAGAGCATCACGTCCTTTGACGTTCGCTGAACGCAAGGTCAACTTTGATTCATTGAACAGATCGATCGATACTTTCCAAAAGATACTTGAAGAGAAGGTTGCAGAGATAACCATTGAAATGAAGACGGACCTTCTTGCACAGGTCAAGCGCGCAGTCGAATCAAACGACATAAAAGCAGTCTGACAGATCAATGCTAAATACAGCGGAAAGCTTTCCTCTGCTCTTTCTGATGTACAAAAAGAAATGTTCGAGATCGGGAAGAAGACGGCTGCAGTCGAAATGAATGTTCAGGTTCCGCCAACAAAGAAAGAGGTGCGCGGTGCATTGCGTGTGCAAAATGACAACATCATTGCGAAAATGAAGAATGATCTTGATCAGGCAACAAAGACCGCTGTGCTGACTACCGTCAACAACAACGCTTGATCCATTACTGTAGCAAGTGCTTCAACTGCTATCAGTGCAGCAAACACTGCAATCGATCAGACACTTGCAAAGATAGCAGGAAACTTGAACACGTTGTGACTTGTTTGAGCGATCAATCTTTGACGTGCAACTATATACGAACGCTATCCTGAAAAAATATATTGATTCCAATACTCCGCTATCCTCGACGAAAATACAACTGACTATTGCGCAAGTCTTGACGGCCGTGTTGTTGAAGCATGATCTCCTGAATTTTATGCGTACATGCCGCCGAAGCACTACAACTGCAGATCAGTTCGAGTTGAAATTCTTCTCGACGAAACATTCAAGCCGAAGTTCACAGGGATCCCTTCTTCAATTCCTGCACCTTCGACAGTCGACACATTCAAGAACTTGAAGTGACCGATTGTCTTGAAGAACTCTCCTGCGGTTGCACAGATAAAGTCAGAACTACAAGAACGCAAGGACAAGCTTGCTGAACTTGAAAAACTTTGATTGTTCCCAAACAGACAGGACGCACACAAAGAGCGTATTGACCAACTTGAAAAATCACTGAAGAAAGTTTTCTTTGAAGATGTGAAGGAAATTTTGACTGAAGAATGAATCCGTTTCAAAGAATCGCTTGACAAATAAGATGTAAAACTTTATCTTGCCGATGTAATGCTTTCACAGATCCTGATTGAAGTTGACGAAAATCTCAACGTGAACGTTCACTACAATGACAAAGCCTGAATGGCTGTTGCACTGTTGTGAGCTGTTGAAGTTGCGAAAGAAGCACTTCTTGAAAGAATAAAGAATGCTTCGAAAACAAGCATTGCGTGAGGCGAAAAGGAGATTGCATGACAGGAAGTTGCTTTGAAAAAAGATGAAGCGATCGGTGTGTACTTGAAAGCTTGGAAACTTATTGAATCGAGAATCACGGCAATACGCAAAGCAGACGATCAATCGGAATTCTGTGTCAATAAATCTTTACTTGATACTTTGTAAAATGCCACAAGTCAAAGCATGGATCTTCAATCAGTTCAACGAGGACGGAAAGAAGTTCGAACCCGGAGCAGAAGTGAAGATTCAGATCATGCGTACTGGTGAACGGAATCACCCGACATACTGAAAAGTCTCTGTCACACATAATACATTGAATGATGTATTGCAGAACTTTGAATCACGTGAAAGGGGAATTGATCTTGTTGTCGACGAAAACCACGAGCCTGATCACAAGGCACTTGGAGTGTTTCAGCAACTATACATGGAGGGAAAAGATGCTTTGTTTGCGGTGATCAAGCTGACCAAGAAGGGCGCTGATCTGTTGACAGAGTGAGCATATAAATATTTTTCACCTGAAATCGTGTTCAAAAAGACCGATGAAGAAACCTGAAGTGTTCAGAAAAATTTGCTTTTGTGAGGTGCTTTCACGAACAGACCGTTCTTCAAAAAGATGCAACCTCTTTTTGCGACCGAAGCAGCCGACACAGAAACAGACGAAACAATGAACACTGATTCAATTTTATTCTTTGAAAACAAACAACCTATGAAGACATTGATTGAAATGCTTTTGAAGTTTGCTGAATCTAAAACGATCAGCAAAGATGAAAAAGTACAACTTTCAGAACTTTGGGAGAAGGCTGACGAAAGTGACAAGACTGACGAAATGAAAGCTCACGTCACTGAAGCACTAGCTTTCGGAGAGGAGGAAACAACTGAAGAGACCAAAGAGGAGGAGGAGAAAACAGAGGAAACAACTGAAGAGACAACCGAGGAGACACCAGTTGAAGCAGCTGAATTGCCTGACGAAATCAAGGCTGTTCAAGCGAATGAAAACGGACAATACGTCTTCGATGAAAATCAAATGCAGTTCATGAAGAACATTGTTTCCAAGGCAGGACAAATGATTGCTGAAGCAAGAAGAACAAAGCTCGAGAGTTCAATCAAGTGATTCGCATTCAGTGAGACGAACAAGAAAGGTGTGATCCTTCCGAAGAACCTGAAGGAGATCGTCGACTTTGCAGTTTCTTTGAACGAGAATCAAGCAGGAAAATTCGTTGCTATTATGTCAAAACTTCAAGCTGTTTCGGCTGCTGAAGTAGGACACAACAAGGAAGGAAAACCTGTCAGCTTGACTGAAAAGGAAGAGATGAAATTCTTCACGGAGAAACTCGGATTGAATGCTGAAGAAGCAGCTGAAGCATACAAACTTTCACAGAAAAAATAGTCAAAACCTGTAATTACTTTATTTTGTTTTTTTGAACAACATGGCAGCAAAAACAGCAGCTCACGATTCAATGAGAAAACCCGGCGAATACGTTGCATATCCTATCAAGGCAAGCGCTCCAAAAATTTGGAAAGGCGCTCCGATCTTCATAAATTCTTCAGGACATGCGTATGCAAACGACGGAACAACTTTGACAATTGCAAACGGAGACATGTTCGTTGGAATTTCTGACGATACTGTTGACAATAGCGCAGGTGCATTCGGTGACAACTATGTCAGAGTTTGGGCGTCAGGTATGGTTGCAATGCCAATTGCAGCAACAGCAGCACAAACTGACGTTGGTCAGCTTGTATACGTAAACAACGCAACAGATGACGCACTCGTGACTCTCACTTCTGACACTGGAAATCCACAAGTATCAGTTGGAAGAGTTGTCGAGATTCTCTCAACAACAAGCGTTCTTGTCGCATTGACTGGAGTCTATTCAGTAGCAGCAAACGGAGCATAATCCGTTCGTAAATATTTCTTTACTATTTTTTTTGTAATACAATGTTGAATAAAGGCGATTTGACAAGATTGATGACTGCAGGATTGCAGACGGTCTTCTCCAAAGGAGTGTCTTCATATACTCCAATTTACCCTGCATTGACAACGGAAGTTGAATCAGTAGGTGCAAGCGAGATCTATGGACGACTCGGTGCAAACCCTTCTTTGAGAGAATGGAGAGACGAAAGAATGCCAAAAAAACTTCTTGAAAACGGCTTCACCGTAGTCAATAAAGATTGGGAAGCAACCATTTCTGTTTCAAGAAATGCTATCAAAGATGACAGATACGGTCAGATCAAGATCCAAGTGCAAGCACTCGGATTCGCAGGTGCAAAAGGCTACGATCAAGCATACGCAACAGTCGTTGAAGCAGGAACAGCAGCACTTTGCTACGACGGACAGTATTTCTTTGACACAGATCATGCAGAAGGTGAATCAGGAACACAAGCGAACTACGCTACAGGAACAGCGCTTTCTGTTGCAAATGCAAAGACTGTGATCACAGCAATGCAGAACTTCAAAGATGACAGAGGTATCAATGCAGGAATCAATCCGACGCATATCATGGTTCCGCCTGCTTTGAGATTCACAGCAAATGAAATCTTCGATCCAAAAGGAACAGGAGACACAAATGCGAACACAAGCTTGAAGGGAGTTTTGCAAATTATTGTGAATCCTTTCTTGACTTTGGCGACTACTTGGTACGTAATGGACTTGTCTCAACCAGTCAAGCCTATTATATATCAAAACAGACAACCTCTCGAATTTTCAAACACTGAAACAGGTGACGCAGCATTCAGCAGAAAAGAAATTCAATACGGTGTTGACGCAAGATTTGCGTTCGCATACGGTGATTGGAGAACTGCCTACAGAGCTATTGCCTAGGCAAAAGCACTATACGAACGACGGCGAAAGTCGTCGTTCAATATAGTCCTTTCGTTTTATACACTATATATTCACATGACGAAAATGATTGTCAGCCTGCACAAAGGTCACCCAACTGGAACAATGAGAAGATGCGGAATTGAATTCACCAAAGAAAAGAAAGAGATTGATGTCTCAAAAGAAGATGCTTTGATCATTGAAAATGAAAGACGACTTGTTGTCTCAAAAGAAGATGCTTTGATCATTGAAAATGAAAGACGACTTGTTGTCTCCAAGGACATGACAAGGGAAATCAAGCAAGACGAAGTCAAGCCTGTGAGTACAGGAGTAGTTGCAGAAGAATCAAATGAAACTGATTCTGATCCTGTGCCTTCTTCAAAGGTAAAAATTGATTACGAAGAAATGACAATGAGTGAATTGAAAATGATGTTGACAAACGCAGACGTTGAATTCGGAGCAAGAGCAAGCAAGAGCGATCTGATAAAGCTTGCGAAGAAATTGAAATAATATCTTTATATTTGCTTTTGAAAAGATGTCATTCATAAACATTCTATACTTTGTGTGAGGATTCATTGTTTGAATTGCTTTCAACTTCTCGCTTGCTGTTTTGATCGTTGGTATGGAAATGAAAAGGAAGTAGTATTTATTTCAGAAATCAAGACAGAATGTCAGTTGAGAAATCAAGAGGTGTCGGACTGTGACAGATTATGTGAACATTGATTGTCTCCTGAATATACGCGTATTTGTTGCACTCACAACAAGCAATCCCCTGAATGATCGACTGGCTATTCTGACTTGCAATTTCAACTCTCATAATAGGTGAGAAGTGAGTTGAATTCATAAAGAAACGACCGAATAATTGAAACAACGGGAACAACGACAGGAGGGAATAAAATCTTTTATTGCATATATATCAATGGTATACAACACAGCTTCAGAAGTACGCACTGCAGGCGGGTTTGACAACAATACTGACATCACCGACATTGTGATTGACTGACACATTGCTGACGCAAACAGTGTCTTGCTTGGTTACATGGCGAGCATGTACGTATTGACTGGATTTGCGGGATCGAACTTCACTGATTCACATGGTGAACGTATGCTGAAAAAGATTGAACTCCTCCTTGCAACTTGATACTTGCTTCTTGACGAATACGGTCCGAACCAATTCGGGAAGAATCCTGAAAGTGAAGGACTGATCAAAAAAGCAATGGACATGATCGATGCAATAATCGGAGCAAAAGGAAAAGACAGAGTGCGTTTGATATGAGTTGACTGAACAGAATTCACTCTTGCTTGATTCACTTCAACACGCTGAACCATGCGTTCAACTTGATTCGTTGGGAACGAAAGCAAGTTTTCAGTCGATGACGAATTCTAAATGGTGCAGATTGCTTTTTCAGTATCATGACAACAGCAACTTTCTCGTAATCTGCGCGTACTTGTGCAGAACATATCGAACATGGAATGATTCTATAATTCGGCAATTGATCTTGTTGAGAAGAGGACTGACGAAGTCTTTGCTTGACGTGGTCAGAATGTCGAAAAGAATCCTTCTTGGAAAGCATTGTCATTCAGCACACAGGACGCAAGGGCAAGGCGTATGTGATACTATAAGAAGGAACCGAACAGGCCTTCGATCATGCGTTGGACATGAAGACTTCAGGAGGACAGAAAGAGGGAAGTCCACAAGGATCATTGATTGCTTGCGTTCAATGCTCCGTATGCACAGTTTCACCAAACAGGAGGTTGAAGACTTCCGAGACGTGCAATCATTGATCTTGATAATAAAACAAACGCAGAAATTGTCAGAGCAATGCAAAAAAAGATAAATGATGACATAGGAATATTTGGATTGCAAACATAGTCTTGCAGTCCATTTTTTTTTTCCTATGCTGACATAAATTCTACTTACTTATTTATAGAATGTCCGAGCCAATAACCGCTCTGCAAGAGATGTTGAAGGGTGCAACGATCAATGCGTCCTCTCCTCTTTTCGGTATCAAAAAAGTGTACTTCGGTGATCCTGTCCTGATCCCTGCGTCTTCACTTCCTGCTCTGACGATCTCTCCGAAGGAAGATATTTTCGACAGAAGGGGTTCACGCTATGATCAGAAAAACCACAAAATCGAAATCCGTTTGGTATACAATCAAAGGGATTTTTTCGGTGCTGAATGATCAGACGAAGAGAAGGTTGCGATCGTTGCAGATTGTTTGGCAAAGATAGGGGAAGTCACAGATCACAGCACAGACGCATTGACTGTCTGCTGACTGATACAGAACAACCCGTCTTTGACGTACACTGAATGAAATGCTTCAGAAGATTGCAGAGTTGTTTCAGTTACGTATTGACTCACGTCAGAAAGGTGATTTGCTACGTACGAAGCAGTTGTTGAAGTAATGGTGAAAGTAATCGGGGACAGGTAAAGATTTTTATTCTTTTTTTTACGCTTTCATGCAAAAGGTAAAGAACACTTCTTCTGAAAGGCAGGCAATCACAAACATTCCTGCATTCGAGGCAGGAGAGGAAAGAGTTGTTGAAGACAATATTGCTGTGATCCTTCTTTGAAACACAAACTTCGCTTTGTGTTGAGATCAAGAATCGTACGAAAAAACTGTGAAGAAAGCAAAAAGTAAATAGTTTTTTTATACTTACTCACCACAAACAATGGTCATGACACGTCTCGGCTATATAGCCGTAAAAAGAGAGTCAACACTTGCGACAGCAGTGAAGCCTTCTCACTTTCTCCGTTTCAAAGACGGCGATCTCAAATATGCACAGGAAGTGATTGAAAACAATCCAATTCAGAACAACAGGTGGAATGCTTTGAATGCAGTCACATGAAAGATCAGCACAGACGCATCATTCAACATAGATCTTGACTACAATGAATGCGTTCATTTCTTGTCTGCTGCTCTCGGTGGAATGTCTTCCGCAGACATTTCTTCTTTGACAGATGCTTCAGTGTATAGACACACGATCACGTTCGCGAACAGTCTTCCTTCATTGTCTCTTGAACAGCTCAAAGGCGACGGAACTGACACAGCGACAAACCGCCAAAAATACGAAGTTTTGCGTGGTTATGGAGTGCTTGTCGATCAGATAAAAATCTCTTCTTCTGACGGGATTATCAATCTTGAAGTCGGTTTGAAAGCACACGGTGTGTTCTCTTCAGCTTTCATGATTGCAAATGCAGCTGCAGGCTCAAACGTAAACATCGCACTTGACACAGTTGAGGGCCTTGTTGCAACTTCCGACACAGTGAACATTTATGACGCAACTCCACAGAATGAGACTGACGCAATTGCTTCAATAAGTACAGCAAACAAGACGATTCAGATTGCTACTCTCGGGAATAGCTACACCGTGGCAAATGGTGGAAAGGTTGAACTTGTTCCACAGACTCCTTCATACGGAACGCCTGCACAAGTTTGATCATTCACGCATGCTTCATTCCAATTTGCAACAACTCTTGCGGGTTGTGCAGCAGCAGCCGAGGTCAATGTTGAAGACTGGGAACTCACTTACATGAACAATCTTGAAGAAAGATTCGGATCACTCCGTGCGTCTCCTTCAGTGATTGCACCAAAAGGAGCGAAAGCAACTCTCAAATTCACAAAGTATTTTGAGACTTTGGCAGATCGTGACATCTTCAAACAGATCACAAAGACTGCATGTTTGTTGACCATAAACAACAACAAGATTGTCTCTGCGACAGATACGGGGAATGCAAAATATCAAGTGCAATTTGAATTGAACAATTTGAGATTCACTTCGTATGATAACCCGACAGGAACAGATGACTTGTATGCTGTTGCTGTTGAAGCAACTGTGTTCTATGACGATACTGATGCGCAAGCAATCAGATGTCTTGTCCAAAATGCAAAGGTTTGAACCGAGTACACTGCGTAATTTTATTGTCTCACACACCACCACAAATGCCAAAAGTACAAATATCTATACCACACAAAAGAGTTGAACTTCCTTCTTTCTCATGAAGCGAAGTTATTCTGAAGAAACTGACAGTCGGCGAACAAAGATCTATTCGCGAGAAATACGGCCTAACTTCAACAAGCAATATTGAATCAAAGGAGGCAGAGGACGCAATGTTTGAGTTGGTTGAAACGTGCATAGTCGAACGGAATTTGTACAATGGTGATGAAAAAGTTCAAATAAACAAAGAATCATTGAATACTCTTCCGCAAGAAGACATTCAGTTCCTGATTGCAACTGTCATGTGAGTAAAGATTCCCGGACAGGAAAAAAACGAATAGAGGCACAGAAGACAAAGAACACCGTCTTCGATAGCATGATCAGCGGAAAGACTGTCAACAACACTTCGCCTGAAGCACAAAAGGCAATACAGACATTCACTGACATTGCAATCATGGAACAATTCGGACGAAGCTATCAGGACTTGTGCGAGTTGCCTTTGTGTCTATACGATGACGTAATCCTGATCCTGAACAAGCAGAACGAGAAGCAGAAACAAATGATCGAAGAGTCAAAGAGAAAGTCGTCAAGGTTTTAGCATAAAGCACATGAATGGCAGACAACAAAGTTCAGTTTCTGATCTCGGCGAAAGACGAGGCTTCTCCTGTGATTGAAGGCGTTGAGAAGAACGTTGACAGTCTGTGAAATAGTGTCGAGAAGAATCAAAAAACAGTCGGCGAACGAGCAAAAAGCAATCAAGCTGCATTCCAAAAAATGGCGGTAGTTTGAGGGGTTGTCGCATGAATCGGGATTGCTATTGCGAAGACTAGCTTCGACGCTTTCTCTGACGCACAAGCTGAAATGGCAATCGTGAATCAGAGCCTTGCAAATTCTTTGGTTTGACTGAATGAGAAACAACTGAAAGCTGCGACATGATTCGTGACCATAGCAGAGGCGTTGAAATGAAGTGTCGTTCCTGCAATGGAAGCAGCATCACAGTCAGCAATCCAGTTGTGATTCGATGACGAAGCAGCGTCAACTGCATTCAGCAAACTTTTTTCTGTCACAAAAGACACTTGACTTGCAATGCAAGAAATGTCAATTGCAATGGATCTTGCAAGATATAAAAACATTTCACTCGAGGAGGCTTCACAGAAACTTCTCATGGTACATGCAGGAGCAACAAAGGAACTGAAATCACTGTGAATTGCAGTCGAGGAGAATGCAACAATCACTCAAAATTTGGCTTCAATTCAAAGGCAAGTCGCAGGCACAGCAGCCACGTTTGGAGAGACGTCAAAAGGTGCGGCTGAAAAGATGAAAGTCTCTATGTGAAATTTGCAAGAAGCAATCGGTGCGGGACTTGCTCCTGCTTTGACGCAACTTGCAACAGCGATCCTTCCTATTGTTCAAGGGTTCACTTCTTGGGCGGAAAACAACCCGAAGCTTGTGTCTTGAATTATTCTCGGGATCACAGCAGTGGGCGGAATAGTCGCTGCACTCTGAACGCTCGGACTTGTAGCACCGTCTGTCATTCTTTGATTTGCTAAATTCAAGATTGCACTCACAGCAATGAGTTGACCAATATGAATCTTGATAGTGGCAATATGAGTCCTTGCATATTTTATATACAAAAACCGAGACACTATTGTTGCGGCAACAAATGCCTTCAGCGCGAAGATGCAGAAGATTCGAGTTGACTTGAAGGTCTTTCTTGTTGACTGGTTTCTTGTCATTACGTGATTCATATCCGACAGCCGAAATTCAATATACACGACAGCAACAACGATGCGGAACAATATATCTTCCATGATTTCAGGAATCGTGAACTGAATTGTTTCATTTATCAGCTGATCACGTGACGCAATCACGTGAGCTTTTTCGAACATGCTCGGAGGAATATCAGGTGTCGCAAAATCTATTTTGAACGGTGCAATCGGTATCATTGAAGGGTTTGTCAATTCTGCGGTTGCTTCTTTGAACAGCCTGATCAGTCTTGCAAACTCTGTTCCGTGAGTATCTATTGAAAGCATTGCTCCTGTCTCATTCGGAAGACTGGCGAAAGGCGGTATTGCTTGAATGTGATTCTTCGGTGATGCAGGCGGTGTTGTAACTGGTGCGCATGGTATCGACAAGGTGCCAACGATGCTGACAGCAGGTGAACTTGTTTTGAACCGCGCACAACAATGAAGTATTGCAGGACAACTACAAACTGGAACGCAGAAGGCTCCGACGATAGTTATTCAAGGCAACAATTTTTATTGAACAGATCGTGAATTCATTGACAAGATAGGTGAAACAATCATGCAAGAATTCAAACTACATGCAGGATTTGCATCGTTTTAGCGGGAAAAAAACTTCATGAACTTCAGGATCTATGCGAACGGTGTTGACGTGTCACAGTATGTGTGACGTAATTCTTTGCGCATAGTCGAGCAGTTGAACAACCGTGCAAATGTCTGTGATTTTACAACGATCAATTATAAGATTGATCAATCAGAAATGGTCTATATATACGAAGGTTATGAGACAAGCGCAGCCGTCACAGCTTCGGCTGTCATTCCTGTTGTCGAGAATTACAAACGATTTGATCAGTTTGCTGCAGGCGATGAAATCATTGTTGATCCTGAAGGAGCTTGAAGAGCATACGTGACAATTTTGTCGATTTCTGATACGAACAAAACAATCACGCTGACATCGAACGTCACTTTGGCAAAGGGAACCTTCATTTGACGCTTGATCTTCGCAGGGACGGTTGAAAGGAATCCTGACACACAGATTTGATATTCTGAAAACTTCGAATACAAGCTGAATGTTGTTGATCGGACCACTATGCTGAATAGAAAGAATGTTGTCGACGTGTTCGAAGAAATGTATTGACGTGAAATAATCGGAAGAATGATTTATTGATTCACTGCAACTGATTCAAGCATTGTCCTGAACAACTTCGATGCTGCATGGACTGAATCAGGAGTCGCAAGAGCGATGACAAACGAAACGACGGATCTGATTGAAGGGACTGCAGCACAGTCGACAGGAGCAACAGGAGCGGGAACTGCGACACGGACAAAGACAATAACCAGTCAAGATATATCTGACGCAACTGACATCAGGTTGCGGTCAAAAATATGAGCTGCGATCTGAAACAAGATCACGACAATGAAAGTGCGTGTCGGAAATGATTCGAGCAACTATCTTGAACGGTCTTCTGTGTACGTAAACACAACAGACGAAGAGTGTCGGAATTACGAAAACTTCAAGATCGATCGTGCAACCGAGACGGGGACAGTCAACCTTGCAACTATAGATTGGCTTCAAATAGAGGTTGTCGCTAGTGCTTCAATTGCTGCAGGGGGAATCTTATTCGATGAAATCACTGCAACTTCAGGAGGTTTCTATTTGTTGAACGTGATCAGAGGAACAAGAACATTCGACAGAATAAATTGAAACTATGACAAAGCATCGAACCTGATCGAGAACATTGCGAAGAAACAATCGCTCTTCCGAAAGGTCGACTATAACAGAAACATTTCAGTATTCGAGGCGAATGACACTCCTGCACCTTTCGACATAGACGATACTTCACAGAACTACGGTGATTTGTCAATCAAAGCAGACACGTCAATGCTCCGCAATCGTCAGGTTGTTCGTGGTGGTGAAGCTCCTTCAACCACACTATACACGCAGATCTTTGTTGCTGACGGGTCACAAACTTCGTTCACGCTTGACTACAAACCGAAAGATCTTGCAGTTTCAGTCGATACATGAGGAGGGTATGCTGCGAAAACTCTCGGGATTGAAAACCTTGTCGATCCGACGTCAGTTCAATTCCTGTACAACTTCCAAGAAAAGGTTGTCAGGAATGGTTCGCATGCAACACTCTCTGCAGGCCACAAGATCAAGTTCGTATACTATCCGTATCAAGCAGTCAGAGTGCGTGTTTCTGATCCGGCTTCGATTGCTACCATGGCAGCACTAGCAGGAGGAGACGGAATCTTTGACGGACCTGTGATCAATGACAATTCAATCACTTCGTTTGCTGAAGCAAGAAAGAGAGCAAGAGCAGAAATTGACGCATACTCGAATCCTGTGATCTCCGCTTCCTTTGTGACAGAGCAGGGCGGTTTGCATGCTTGACAAACCATAAACATCGTTGACGCTTCACGCAGTTTGTCGAGTGATTTCCTGATTCAGAAAGTCGTGAGAGAATCAGTTTCAGGAGCAAAATCTGTGTACAAAGTTGAGTGTGCTTCGACAATGTTTTGATTGATTGAATTCTTTCAGTTGCTCTTGAAGAAGACGGATAGACTTGAATCAGATGCTTCTGAAATCGTGGACATCGTAGTCAATGAAGATGAAACAATCACAATCACTTTTGCAGCTATCTTCACGCAATCACCGAACGAATTCCTTGCAGGATCCGTGAGAAAAAAAGTATATGATTTTATAGGCAACAGTTGAACAGCTACTGCTTCTTGATTGATAGGTGCAGAGTGACAACGGAAGGCAGTATACACAGCGAACACAAACTGATCCTGCGGATTCGGAGCAAGCAACTACAACACAGCGAAAAGTTTGTTCCTGAATGTCACTTCCTATACAGGATCACCTTCTTCACAGTATATGCTTGTTCAACAACACAACCTTCTTGCTGCAAAAGCTTCGACTGACTACAACGCGTATGCGTGGATTGAAAACCTTGTTTCTGATTGACTCACTGGTTGAGTTGGTTTCAGTTTGGTTGTTCAAGAACTATCAAGTGCGCTTGCTGTACTGGCTACAAATACAATTGTCTCTGCATGGAATACGAAACAAGATTTCAAGCGCACAAATGTTCTTGCATTCACCACAAATGCAAGTACAACATATTTCAATATTGTTGCAAAAATCTCGGAAAGCACAGGGAAAGTCAGTTTGTCGAACATAGTGATTGAAGAAAATGAAGTTGAATCAGTAGTGAACGCAGGTGTCGCAAGCTTTAGTTCAGCATCATAATGCAAGTCAAAAAGGAATTCAATATCATTTCAAACTATCGTTTCAGTGTTGTGCCTGAAGAGATTCTCGGTCGAATGCTGAAGAGTATGCACGGCGGAATAGTTTCCGACTATCTTGAAAACTTCAGAGTCAAAAAAGAGTTTGTGCATCTTATACCAAGACTTTTTTCTGCATATAAACGTCTTTCAGAAAACCCATATTGAAAATATATAAGAGAATACCAAGGACACAACATCGTTCCTTTGATCCTTCGTGAAGAGTTCGCTTCCCTGATCTGCGGGAACACTGTGACACCTACTTTCGCAGCCAACTACATGGCTTTGTGAAGTGATAATACTGCAGCCACAAATGCGGACTTGTTGCTTTGAACAGAGACACTTCGCTGAACATTCACCGACAGATTCAATGTCGAAAATGTTGCATACTTGGACAAATATTTTTCTTCGGCAGAAGTTTGAGGAAACACATATCTTGAAGCAGGAGTATTCGTTGACGGAACAGCTTCAGTCGATACAGGCTACTTACTGTCAAGAATCATAATTGCGGAGACAATGACAGCGACAGAGACTTTGACTATAAATTGTTCGTTCTCCGTCACTTAGCTATACTTTTATGATCTTACAAAACAGTCATGAAAAAATGAAGTACACATTCGGCAGAAACGATTGAAAAAATGAAATCAGTCGACAGACGACGAAAACCAATGCAGGGGAAGTTTCATTCAGAAGAGACAAAGAAAAAGATAGGAATATCAAGGACTTGAAAATGAACTCGGAACGCTTGAAAAGTGTGAGTCTTCAGACAAGATACTTTACTTATAATGTCAGAGTCTGCAAAAAAGAGGGGTTCCAACCATACCAAAGTATCACTTGAAAAGATGTCTCAAAGAATGAATGGTGAATGAAATCCAAGGTTCAAGCCTTTGGGATCAAAAAGATCAGACTGACACTGATATATTCTCGTAAAAACTTCTTGCGGAAATTGATTCAAAGATCGAGAATTTGAACATGTTCATATTATTGAATGTTCAATATGAAGAAAAATAAACAAAAGAACCGAGTGTGTTCATCACATAAACTATAATAAACAAGACAATCGTATTGAAAACCTACAACTTATGGCGATCAAGGATCATAAAATATTGCATCTAAAAGACAATCTTCATAAACATTTATTTACAAAGTAACAATGCCAAGAGTAAATTCGCAAACGCGATCAGTATGAGACGACATCACTGCAACAGCGTTGCAGGACATAAACGAAGATCTTGACGATATTTATGCGAACGGATCTGATCGTCTTCGTGTATATAGAGCAGTCAGTTGAACTGCTTTGAGAGTCGACATCGGTGCAGGAGCATACTATGTCGGATCGACGCAATGAATCTATGCGGGGAGTGTTGACAATGTTGTTGTAAACGCTGCAACGAATTACGTCATGATCGACAATGCAGGAGCAATTTCAATCAATCAATCTTGATTCACGGCAGGGCTTGGAAGACTTGCAACAGTTACGTGCGCGGGTGGAGCAGTCACAAGCATTGTTGTTTGGACAGACGTCGTGTTCGGTTGAGCTGCTCTTGATCTTACTGCTTTGACAGCAGACACGAATCCAAACAGAGCAAACGACAAAATCCTGACGTACGATGCGAGTGCATCACAGAACAAGGCAGTCACGCTCGAGGACGCAATCAAAACAGCAACTGTGACATGTACTGCGTGAGAAAGCATCACTGCGGGTGATGTTCTCTATATGGACATTGACGCAAAAGTATACAAGACCGTCAGGAAGTGCAGTGCGGTTGCACAGTTGTGAACGATCACAGGTCTTGATTCGGGAACGCACACAGGATTCTTCACACAGTGCTGATACCTTTCAGATAATGTTGCAGTAACTGCATACAAGAAATCCGCGGACAATAAAGTCTATGCGTCAATAGCAACGTTCACGAGGTGAACACCTTCTGTCTGAACAGAGTCGGGTGCGATTGGTGCAGCCTTGGAAGCGTCAGGAGGATTTGTGATGTGTGTTCTTTCCTCGACTCTATTTGTTATTGTTTACAAGTTGGCTTCAGACGACAAACCGTATGGTGTAGCGTGTACTGTGTCTTGATCGACTATCACAGTCGGCACAGCGGTCAAGTTGTACGACACAGAAACAGTATATGCAGGCAATGGAGAAATGAGTTGTTGTAAGGTGTCAGCAACTTCTTTCGCAGCTTGATTCGTGAACGCTACTTCATTCGATCCACTGTGTGTAGTTGGTACTATCAGCGGGACAGTGATCACACCGGGGACCGCGGTTGCATTCAAGAGTGGTATTACTAGCAATGAACCAGTATTGGTCGAATATATCAGTGACGGTGTGATTGCGGGTGCGTACGATGACTGATCTGTTTCTTATATCAGGCCAGCAACCGTCAGTGGTTCGACGATAACTATGCAGACAGAATCTGCATCAATTACGTGATTGATCACATTCAGGGACCAACTCATTTTCGTTGAAACGGGACAACTGCTTCTTGTTGACGTAAGTACAAGCGGAACTACAAGGATCGTTGTTTTGAATATTGCAAACCAGTCAACTTGGGCGTTGGCTGTTGCCGTGAGTACGTTCTATATTACGAACGATTATGCTACAGCATGAGAAGGAAGCCTTGTATATCTTGGAGACAGGAAGTTTGCTTGGGTGACACAAAAAACACTTGGCACAGATGCAAGGGTCAGGATCATGGAGTTCGGGCAAAACGATATGAAGATATTGTTCGACACGACAGTTGCAGGGACAATGACAATGCTTTCTGCCTGCAAACTCACAACTGCACAGGACAAAATGATGTTTGTGTACGAATCAGGTGCTGACATGAGATATTCTTTGTACTGGAACACAGAAAAACAATTCTTCGGTGTTGCGTGGGAAAACGCGTCTGCTGCTGCTTCAGTGCAAGTTGTGTTCAGTTGAGTGGCTACAATCAGCGGTTTGACAGCTTGACTTCCATACTTTGTTTGAGACGCAGGAGCTGTTGCAACGACTGGAACATATAGAATCGGGGTTGCGAAAACTACGGGAACGCTTTTGATCAACTAGGTATTTATTTTTCAATCAAAAATCACATGGATCGAAAAGTTTCGAGAGGGGACAAGTTCACAACTCCGATCACAGTCACGGATCAAGACGATGTTGCAATTGATCTGACAGGTGCAACAATCTTTTTCATTGTAAGGACAACAAAAACTCCTGACGTGAGCGATACTGACGACAACGATTCGACAGTTTTGTTCTATGTCACGCAAGCTTCACACACAACACCTTTGTCAGGGATCAGTTCGATCGCATTTACAAGCGCAAACCTTACGCAGACGCCGTGAACGTACTTTTATGAATTGCAGATCAAGTTCAGTAATGGAGACATAAGAACAGCGGACGTTGGGAAATTTACGATTTTAGCTGATCTTAACCGTCGCACAACATAATGACTGAAACAATCAAAGCGGTATTTGAAACGACCGAGATCAAGATCAAGTTTCCATGAACTCAAGGTGTTCCGGGCGGTCAAGGTGATACGTGAGAAACTTGACCGACTTGACCTGCTTGAATGAATCGACAAGGTGCTTGGAGTGCTGTCACCGCGTATGTTATAGATGACGCAGTTTCTTTGAACGGGTCTTCTTATATTTGTATATTATGAAATACGAATCAGACTCCTCCGAACGCTACATATTGGCAGGTTTTGGCAAGTAAGTGAGACACGGGGAACACTGGAGCAACTGGTGCAACGGGGAACACTGGAGCAACTGGTGCAACGGGGAACACTGGAGCAACTGGTGCAACGGGGAACACTGGAGCAACTGGTGCAACAGGGACAGGTGTTGACTCATTCTTCACAACGACAAGTGTCACAACTTCAGCAACACCAACTCCAACAGGTGGAACGCAATTCAATGAATACTATTTGACAGCATTGGCGGAGAGTGCAACTTTCGCAGCTCCTTCGTGAACGCCAGTGAATGGCTACAGACTTATGATAAGAATAAAAGACAACAACACCGCAAGACCTTTAGCTTTCAATGCAATCTATAGAGCAGTCGGAATCACGTTTCCAACAACAACAGTATTATGAAAAACAACTTATTTGCTTTGCATCTATAACAGCGCAGATACTAAACGAGACGGTGTAGCTTTAGCACAACAAGCATAAAATGGCTTTATCTGACGGATTAGTTGCAGCGTGGAATTTTGACGAGAGTAGTGGAAACGCTGTTGACAGTATAGGTGGTTTTACGCTTGTCAACACAAATACTTGCACGTACGATGCTTGACTTATTGGTAATGGTGTCAATACACACCCGACTTGAAACAAATATCTGACTGTCGCAAGCAACTTGTGATTGAATTGAAGCTCACAACCTTGGACGGTGGCAATGTGGATAAAGCCAAATGGTAATATAGGGACGCAACAATGTTTCATAAACCGAGTTGACTACACATATAGAGTTTATAGCTATCTTGAACGGTATTCAGGTGCTTGTAGACTTATTCGTGTAAGAGGAGGAATTGCAGCAGATGTATGTAGCAAAACGCAAACATTCAATGATGCAACTTTGTATCACATTGTTGGCAGATATGACGGAACAACTCTCAATCTCAAAATAAATGATTGAACAGCAACAACAATCGGCTCTGTTGGTAATGGTGCTTGAAGTGGGTATCGAAACGAGACGGCAATTTGAGCATACACTGCTTGAGGAGGAGTAAATCACAGAGGGAAAAATGACGCTATACAGGTGCGGAACAGAAGTATATCTGATGCTGAAGTAACCGAAGATTATAATGCTTGAGCAGGCAGACAAGTTCCATTTACAACGCCAAACTCCAACTTTTTATTCTATATGTAACCAAATGAAAGTAACCAAAATTGAAGCAACACCACTTGAAACAATTACTGTTGCAGGTGAAGAAGTGCGTGTTGAGTGAACTGGTGTTGAGACCTACAAAGTAGTTATTGACGGCAAAGAGGAGATTTCAACAAAGTGACACTTCGAGAGATGTATTGAATATTGGGAAAAACAAAAGGCAGAGCATATCGCTAAGTGTGATGCAGAGATCGAAAAATGCAATGCAATTCTTATTGAAATTACAAAAACGGAAGTAAAAACCGATATTCTGTCAAAAAAATAAAACTGCTATTTTACAATAGCCAATCAAATGATTTTTACACCAAACAAGATTGTTGTTCACCATTCAGCGACTTCTCGCGATCAAGACTTGATGAAGTCGGTTTCCTCGTTCGATAAAAATCACAAGGAAAGACTAGGATCACCGAAGTCAAAACTTGGGTATCATGTAGCGTATCATTTCGTCATTGCCGGAGATTGATCGCATCTTCAATGTCGCGACATTGATGAAATTGCACGGCACGCATCGAACATGATAGTCAACAATTCTTCGATCTGAATTTGCTTCACAGGAAACTTCGACACCGAAACACCTTCTGAAGCACAACTGCACAAGTTTGTCAAGATAAAACAGTATCTTGAAAAGGAACTTTGATCACTTCCGATTCATTTCCATAATGAGTACGCAGCAAAGACTTGTCCGGGGAAGAATATGACCGTCGACCTGATACAGAAGACACTCATGCAATACGCGTGAGACCCGAACGATTTTTCGACACTATACAAAGCCGTTTTCGAGGGTGAAAACAGAACATTCATGCTTCCTGATCAAGCAATCAAGCAACTTGAAGAGGTGTATTTGCAAGAAGGGGGTGTTTGACTTATAAGAGAATTGGTTTCTTTGATTGCAATTCTGACCACGAAGATTGATCTTGCATCGAAATGATCTCTTCCGCCAGTCAAGATTGTTGTGCATGACATACCTGACAGCTGTTCCTGTAACAAGTAGTTTTATTCGTGACAAACCGAAATGATCGACTATTCAAAATTGTACGGAGCAGAGGAGGACGCAAACGCGCCTGTCACTTCATTCAGTTTTCTTGATTTCCGTTCCCTATACTGACAGCCTTTGTCGAGGGTTTGGAAGTCAAAGGATTTTCTTGATCAGAATGAATTCAAAGAACACTCTCCTTTCTGCACACTGTACGCAGCAATGTATTCATTCGTTCACTGGTTTGGATTCGCTCCGGCGAAGACACGAAGACTTGCAGCACTGAAGTACATGCTTGACCGTTCAATCATTCTTGATACTGAAAAGAAGAAGTGAGGACAGCCAATGAAGACAGCAGAAGCCTTTGTCGAATTTTTCAATGATAATCAGTTCAAGATTGACTGAAAATATTACAAAGCAAAGATCAGCTTTTTCAATTCGGGATCCTATCCTGAACGCCTTCTCATGACATTCGGAAGGCACGGCTTTGTCACGTGATTCACTATCACTGATTGATTCATTGCCGATAGGGTAGGGGACGCAACTCTTGACGAACAGATCCACGGTGGTGACAAACACGGTTGACATGCTATCTTTGAGACGATACGACAACCGAATCAATTGTTGGTCATGAACAACTATCCGAACAGAGATGACAACAATTTCGGTATAAAATGAAAAGATTCGATTGACAAACGGTATGACAAAAAATATCACTACGCATATTCTGCATTGATAACCTATCGGGCGGAATAATTTATTCCCTACAACCACAGCACATGGAGGCACTATCTGTCATTGTTATTGGAGCAATTATCACGTGAGTCACTCAACTGATTCAGAAAAAGTACACTGTGTCTGCAAGGGTATTGTTGGGGATCATGTCTGTATTGTTGGCTATTATTTACAACGCCTTTGTCACTTTCGTTCCCGAGGCAATGCAAGCAACGACAGTTCAGTTTGTCAGTTCCTGTATGTGAAGCGCCGTGTTCGTATATGAATATTTCGTTCGCATCTGAATCCGCAAAGACGTTCCGTCCTTCGATATAAAAGAAAAATAGACCGCTGTATGCGGTTTTTTTATTGCACACATTCAGATGCAATCAGTCCTTTTCCATTTCATTGACCTCGAGGGTAAACTAAAAGTTTGATTTGGATCTGAAGAGTATATGAAGAACAGAGCGAATACTTGCAGACAACTGCTTGATATTCTCGGCGTACAACATACGGAAGAGCAGCGAAAGGATCTGTGTGAACTTGCTGAAGAAGACCTTTTCATTGTTCTTGAATGAATTCGGGAAGACAATATTTTATATGTTGAACGCGTCACATAAATGAAAAAATTCATCACTACACTTCAAATAAATGGACAAGATCGAGACATATATGAAAAAAATAAGATGAAGCACTACTGACTATGTAGGCTTGACAAACAGGATATACTTATCAAAACAAAAGGATTGAAACGTAAAAATTATGGAGACAGTATAGTTCACGAACTACTCCATGCAATACGGGACGAATACAAAATAGATCACAAGAATATGAAAGAAGAGGAGATAGTTTGCAGGTTGAGTAAGGCTATAATAGCCGTATTGGAACAGCTTGCGCCCGGAATCAATTTGCTTGAGACATTGAAGAAATAATATTTATAATATTTTTTTACGCCATGGACGTACATATTTGAAAATGAATAAGTCCTTTGTCAGAGCAGGATATGCTTGATATGTATAAAGTGAATCAAGATTTTCGAGAGCCTAGCAGATTGAAACATAATAACCGACCGACGACAGTCAGGCGCGCAGACGGTGAAATTTCACAGGTACTGAATCACCAAACGACACTGGAGTTGAAACCCAAGTACAATTCTTTGGTTCCTGAACGGAGCGTTGAAATTATGAGCGCATTATTGTCTAAGAATGGACAGGCTCCAAAGGTATTTGAGCGCTCGCCTGCAGTAGAGGGAAACATACTAGGAGGGGTGCTATTCAGTGACCTTCATTTCGACCGTACAGACGTAGAAAACACTCCTATACAAAGGAGAATGGAGCATGCAACTGAATGTTATAAGAGGGCTATAGATAGAGTACTTATGTTCAATCCTGACAATCTTCTAGTTGGCTCTATAGGCGACACACAGAACACAGATTGAAGGTATTCCACAACGAGTTGAAAACATCACCAACAAAATAGTGTATCAGAACAAGATGCTTTCAAGTATGTATTTGAATGGAGCGTATGAATGCTAGAGTACATACATCAATTTAGATTGCCTGTGGAGTACGCACAAGTTTGAGGAAATCATGACTTTTTGACTTCATATCACATGGGTATAGCACTACAAGCATACTTCCATGACAGCGATATCAATATTGTAGTGTCTAAAAATAGATTTTACAAAGAGCGATGAGATATACTGATTATGCTTTCTCATTGAGAGGCCGAGACACCTAAAAGGGTATTGGAGATAGCAGTAAATGAATTTGTTAGGAAAAAATATAATCAGATGTATTCATATATGGGCCACAAGCACATCAAGGAGATGCAGCAAGTGTGACCTATGGTGAACAAGAGGGTCGGAGCTTTGGTGCCGCCTAGCGAATGGGAAGCAAAATTTTGATACAAACCATACAAAGGCATGAGCTGATTTGTACGAGACAAAGAGCAAGGAGAAATTGCAGATTTGAAAGGATAATGGTTAAATAAAAAAACCGACTCTGTCAAGTCGGTTTGTCTCCTGTTTGTCCGTTGGTGGCACTACCGTTGCACGTCGGTTTGCCTAGGTGTTGACTGCGGTTTGCAACATTCAGTCAATTTCAATTTTGTTGTCAATAGGGGAGTGGGGGAGTTCAACTTTTTGTTCGATTGGTTCGGATTGGATCTCGATCGGCTTTGCAAGAATTCATGTGTTGATATACCTGCGGATCGTTGAGATCATGTCGAACTGACTTCGTTCACTGTTCAGAACTCTTGCATTGTTTTCTCCTCTTGATAGGATTCAGATCGATTCAAGCTTGTCTGCAATTTCGGTGAACCTATGTCTTGCGATTCAGAACTTTGCTTCGACTTCCGTACGTTTGAAACTCCTGAACTTGATCAGGTGTGCGATCAATTCGTTGACTGGAATACCTTCAATCATTTCTTGTGATTCTGACTCCTCTGCTATTTCCTGCACTTCGTCCATACCGACGAACTGCACTGTCGGAATACTGTTCAGAATACTCTTCAGATTCATGAAGCCAAAGAAGCAAACAGGGACCGTCACCATAAAGAACGCATGTGCTTCCCGGGTTGATCGGAATCGGTCTGCTGTCTCTTGCTGATTCGTCAACACATAGATCACAATGACTGCGCTGATAAATAGCACAACGTTTCTTACTATTGTTGACAATGGTGATTCCTCGACGGTATCAAGCACTTTGTTTCGTACGATTGAACTGAATGTTCTTTGTGTTTGTGTTTCCATGGTTATTTATTTTGAAATGATAAAGACAGATCTTCACACTGCTCTCTTTCCATTTCAAGGAGTGCATGCAGTTTTTTGCTTCGTACACGAAGGAGGTGTGTTGAACGCATGACGTCCTGCTCTTTCGTGTAACTGCTCCGAACGGACATTGTCTCGACTTGCAGTCTGTCCATGGCCTTGATTTTGTTTTTCATTTGTGTTTTGGTGTAAGTAATAAATACAGTTATATTATAATGATTTGAAAGCGGTTTGTCAAGTATTTGGGGACTTTTTTCGATAGCCAAAAAACCGCTATACAAAGCCGTTGTTGTGTTTTTGGTCAAATATTATGAAATAAAATCGCAATAATAAAAGATGAAATGTGTATAAATCACTTGCAATCTGTATGTCAAAGAATACAAGGTTGTTGTTTTATTTTGTAACCGTACAAATGAAGTTCACAAACGAAGAACTGATCAATATCCGAGAGCTGACAAGAAGACTGCTCTTCTTTGGCGAAGTGATGTTCTTCATCTTCCGACTTCTCGATCCTGCTGTGTCCTTCCGAGACTGGCAGATTGTCCTTGTCTCGTTGACCGCAATGTTCATCGCTGTCGAAATATTGGTGGAAAAATATCGGTAGTTTTTATCTTTCACAAATATCCGAATGGAAATCAAAAAGTTCAAACCTGTTGACCATTATGTCAGATGTACAATTTACGGTGCGTCAGGAGTTGGAAAAACTGTCTTCGGGGGAACTGCTCCGAATCCAATCTTCGCTTCTTCTGAATCATGACTGCTCTCTATTGTCTCAACACTCGGGTACTCTCCGGACTACGTCGACATCAAAACCGTGAAAGATCTTCAGGATCTGTACAAATTCTTGAAGGAGTGAAAGCACGAATACAAAACACTTGTGATTGATTCGCTGACAGAGATCAACGAAATCATAAAAGAATGAATCGAGAAGAAAGTCTGACGCTGAATGCAAAGGAATGATCGAGGTGAACTTGCGAAACAGATCAAAGGAATCATTCGTGCAATGAAAGATCTTCCGATTCATATCATTGTCATTTGTCAGGCGAAAGAAACCGTCGACGACGACTGAAAAGTGATCCATGTCAAACCAATGTTGAACGGGAAGAATGCAGACGAAGTTGCCTATCTCATGGACATCGTTTGATATATGTACATAAACAGTCAGGGGATTCGTGTGATCACAACTGCTCCGAACGACAAGCTTGTCAGCAAGGACCGCACGGGAAAACTTGCAAACCTTTGACCTTTGGTTGCACTTGATTTCAAACAGTGGATCGAAGCAGTTCAAGAACTTCAGATCCCTGTTGTGCAGAAAATAAGTTTGAAAAACTGAAAGGTATCTGATGCGCCGCAGCAAAAAACGGAGAAGAATATTGAAGACGTAGTACAACAAACAGTGCAAGAAAATTCGAAGATCCTTCTTGCAGACAAAGAAACGGCAGGAAAAACTTTTGTCACATTCACCAAAAAAGCATATCCGTGACAGGATCCAAAACAAGCATTTGCTGAACTGGTAGCAACAGAGTTTGAATGAAAGAAGATCGACGAACTGACTGAAGCGGAAGGAAAGAAACTTGTTGAACACATTCAAGCACTGATCGAAATGTTCGAAGCAATGCAGGTGGCCAATAAATAAACACTTGCAATATGTGAAGTAATCATGCAAACTTTCCAACAAAACGAAACAAAAACTTTATACTCAACAAACTCATGAAGTTTCTTGACTATGCTATCTTGTTTTGTGCCGGTGCATTTGTGATTGAAAACTTGGTATTCCTACAATTGTACATTTTCTTGATAAAATAATTTTTATATATTCTCTTCCTATCGAATGACACAACCCGACTTGTTCGCTGATTTTCCCGATGAAGTAAAAGACGATTGAAGTTCGTATCTTGATGAAAACTGAATTCAACGTTGCTCTTGTTGCAATCAGAAAGTTGCAATCAGAAAAAGAAATTTTGACACTTCAATCCTACATGGTGGAATTATTATGCGGGAATATTGTATATTGAACAACAAGCAAACTGTGAATATAAGAGATGTCATGAACCTGATGACAAAGTCAGAGTATTGCAACGTCAATAATCTTGTTCGTTTTGGTCTTGCGTACAAAAACGAATCAATGGTATTTTGAGAATACGGGATTCCGAGAAAACGTCGACAAGACTTTTTGAATGGTGATCGAACTGTTGCAAGATATTACTTGAACGACAAGACGAATCTCGAGGAACCAAGAATGATGTCAGAGGAACGCATCTGGATTCACGAGGTTCCGCATGTCAACAAGATTATGCACGAAACGAATGGAACGTTCACTGAATATTCTCGGAATCACAACTTCGACTAGCATTCGCTTGCAATGTATATATATGTCTTGAAAGTATTTTTTTATATCACATTGATCAAATGTTTCTCACGATCAAAAATACTGCAATCCTTTTGCAGGTAAGTACGAGAACAATTTATAATTACATTGACGACGGTCTTCTTGAAGTTATCAAAATTCAGAGGGAATGAAAGAAAAATCCAACGGTAAGAATCACACAAGAAAGTGTGAACAAACTTATTGACAATTCTAAATTTGAGGGCAAAAATAAAGAGTAAAAACAGAAGAATTTGTACATTTATTTCTTTGTTTTTTCCTTCATGAAAGAAACAATATATTTTCGTCACGACGTCGACGCACACCACGATCCAAAAATTATAAAAATAAGAATGAGATTTTGACGGGAGTGAGTCGGCTTGTATTGGGCGACTTTGGAGATTATGAGAGCCGATGCGAACGCATTGCTTTCGCATAGCGACCGCATAGCGACCGCATTCCGTTTGCAATACGATAGTGAAAAATACGCATTATTTCTCGATTTTTGCGTCGAAATTGGTCTTTTTGTTTATGACAAAGGGAAGTCAGCGTTTTACTCCTCGAGATTGCAGGAAGACGTCGACTTCATGAGGTCAAAATCGAAGAAAGCAAGAGCGTCTGCAAAGGCTAGGTGGAAACCTGAAAGTAATGCGAACGCATTGCCAACGCAATGCGAAGGCAATGCTATAAAAGATAATATAAGAAAAGATAAGATAATATATCCTTCAGTAAATACTGAAGGAGAAGAAAAAATTTCTTCTCCGCCAACTACAAAAAAAAATCAAACTGAAATTCTTCCTGAAAAAAAACATGGCCGATCAGAAGAAAAAAAACAGGAAGTAAATTCCGCGATCGAAACGTTCAAAGATTTCATCGTGCAATCCTGAATCGCCTACAAGGGGAACAAGGATCGCCAGTTCGTGGCGCATATTCTCTATGCGAAGGAATACGGGGAACACTGCGAAAGGCTGAACATAGATCGCATGGAGTACGCACGCAAGATCGTCCTCGCTTCGCAGAAGATTCCTTTCCTGAAGGGTTGAGTCTGCGGAGGTCCCGAAGATGTTTACAGGCGTCATGCAACTGTGTACAACGAGTTTCTCAAACAGAAAGAGCTGAAAAAGAAAAATGAAACACCGGGCGTGTACGTGCCAACTCCTCCGCCTGACGGACTTTATTCCAAAGAATAACCATGACAAACGAAATCAAAAAATACGTTGAAATGTGATTCCTGTACACGTTTTGAACAGGAGAAGAAAAGAAGATCTATGCTATGCCACGGGCGAACTGTCTCGAGATCATGGCGTTGAAGAATCTTCCGAAGGCAAAAAGACCGGAGGTGATCGACCTGACTCCGTTCGGTTTTTGATTTGAAAGTATTTCCATGATCCGCTGATCCGATAAATACGAAAATACAGAGGGAGAATTGATGCAATTCGTGGCTTCGCTGTCTTGGGAAAAACGTGATTCCGTGTGGAGATTTCTCAAAGTGAGAAAAAGTACCAATATGCCAATTTCACTTTCTGTGGTGCAAAATTACGTCAATGAAGAATTGGCGTAATGAAGCAATACAGAGAGACGGCAGTCTTTGACTTGCTTTTCATAATTATGTTGACAAATATTATAATTCTTATGAATTATATTTGAGAAATTATTTCGACACCGTGCAATTGATTCGTCAAGAAAAATATTTTTTTACCTTCACAACGACACGAGAGATGCGAAAAGTAATTCTGATTTTTTTGATCACATGGGGACCGTTCAGTTTGTTGGTCGCTATGGAATATTGAACCGGAAGATCTTTTCGATTGGACTTCGTCATGATCGTGTTCGGCAGTCTTTACCTGTATACTCTAAAAAAGGAAATATGAAAATAGACGGAGCAAAAGCAGCATATCTTTCTTTGAACTACGACGACCGCGCGGTGTTCAGGAAACGAGTGAATCAGGATTCAGTTTTCGGACGGGTTCCTGTTCCTGAAGAAGACGAAGAGGATCTCGAGGAGCAGTTCATGATTCAACAATTGATGCTGAAGATCGGTGTGTATAGCAAACATACTATAACATAAAATAAAAACAATGTAAGATGAATTGCAAAGAAATCTCTTGCAATACGTAAACAAAAAAGTATAGAGGCGTTGTTTTATTATTTTCAATCGCATGGACAAGGAAACGAAGATACCTGAAAGATGTTTATTCACTCTTGTTGAGTTGAAAAAGAAGTGAAGACAGTGGACCGCAAAACTTGAATTACGAAATGAATTTGATGAAGTCATCACAAATCAAAGAATCAAGATGACATACAATACTTCTTTATATGTCAATGAACTTGAAGAAGCGGAACAAGCATATCAGGCTGCGAAGTATAAAAACAACAACAAGCTTCTCGATACGGAAGACGCATGATCTCTTCAGAATGAAGTCAAACGCACAAAAGAACGTGTCGATCTTTTGAATAAACGTCTTGCAAATGTGCAAGAGACGAACAAGGATTTTGATTTCAATGCGAAAGTATTGTCACACAAAATGAAGTACAAAGAGGAAACCATGATGACGGAAATTGTGTATCATATCGACAAGAAAACCATTGACTGGTTCGATGAATTCTGAATGCAATTGTCTCATTACGTCATGATGATTCAAGAATAGTTTTGTCTCTTATTGTTTGTCAGAATAAAAAAAGTTGTGTACATTGATCTTTATATTTATGAATACTCACATGGCCGAAGCTCCTGATCTCGAAAAACTTGCAGAAGATTCCTACAATGTTTGGATTGAAAAACTAAAACTTTGACTTCCGTGAAAATTTGAGGAGCCTGAAAATCGGAGAAAGTTTTTCAAACTTTGATATATACAAGGTGCGCAAGATATTGTGAAGCGTGCGATTTCAGATATAAACAAGAATTCTTTACAATCTTAATTTTCAGTTGCATGACTAAAACACAGTACGATCTGAAGTTTGGTGATCTGACTTCTCTGAAGATAGCAATCAAAGTGAATGAGTGGAAAGTTGTTTCCTGACATCACTGTGACTGTGAACACTGCACGGAGAATAAAGACGATGTCATGCAATGTCCAAACTGCAACAGGGAATATACCGAAGAAGATCTTGCTAAAGAAAACAAAAAAATAATTTTCATAGAATGCGATGCTTCAAGATGTCCATGATGCAAGAAAATGATAGACGCGACCTGAACGTTCCAAAAAAGAATTGATGCGTACAAAGGGAAGATGAAAAAGACAAAGAAAGATAAACAACGCATTGTACTCACTAAAACATTTGCGAAACCATATTTATTGCTTGATTCAAAAAACAAATCAGATGAAAACGCGTTTATGAAAATTATGAAACGCGAAATGGTTTTTCAACTTGCGGAATATATGCTTGATTCAAAACGAATGATGAAACATATAAAACATGAAACGCATTGCGATCAAGATAGGTTCACGTTAGATTTCACGGTGAATTTTAGCAATAATAAAAAAAACAATGACAACCTATAGACACCCTGTACTTGGACGAAAAACAGGAAAAGGCACTTTGTCCGAGACATGACAACAATTGTATCAAGTATTTGATAGAGAGTTTTTAGTTTATACTTACAATCACACAGAACAAGAACTCCTAGCCCTCTGATTTGAGGAGGTGAAGGAGGAGAGGAAAATAATAACAATAGCCGAATGGAGGAAGAGGATTTTATTTCCACCACCGCTGATTTGAGAGGAGGAAGAGAAAGATCAAGATCGAATCGACAACCTGTATAAAGAACTTAGTTGTGATGCAGAGCTTTGACACAAAGAAGGTAATTTATTTCCGAGAATGACAAATGATTTCTTCCGTCAAGCAATCGAAAAACACATGCCGAAGAGACTGTGTAGGATTATCAAGAGAGGTGATCTGCAAGGGAAAGAGTTTGACTATATTATCATTGACGAAAATGTGACAGAAGAGCAGATCAAGGAACTGCAGGAAGAGAAGAAGGAAGAGCGTGCTTGAAATTGGATTGACGCCTGTGTCGATGAGATCTTCGAATATCAAAGATGACGACCGAAAGAAAATGAACCTTACTTCGTTAGCGTGAGAAAAATTATTGAAAAACATTTACCGAAGCAGAAGAAAGTGATCGAGGAGACAATGAGATTGAAAGAGCAAATTGATGCTATGCGATAACATTTTACTTACAACACTTTTTCACTCATGAAACGATTCTCAAAAAAGCAAGTTGAATGAATCTGACAACCCTTCAATCACTGTGAACTTTGCTGACACGCTCTTTTTGAATGACATGAATGTCGCTGATCGAAGTACAAGTTCAAGCTATATACTCCAGTTCAGCGAACAGATATATATAAGATTGTTGACTATAGCAAAATCACTTTGAATCATACTCTGATCAATAGAGATTGAACAATGCTGCTTGTCAATCTTCACAAAGACATCGAGTTTGTCAACTGACATGAACTGATCTGAAAGCAGGTAGTCAGGAAAGTAAAGAAGTCTTTATCAAAGAAGTCAAAATGATAAAAGAAAAATCAGTTCAGGAGCAGATCATAAAATCGATCAGGGAAAAATGATTCTATGCTGTGAACGTCAACTCATGATCATTGTTCAAGAAGACTTGAAAGTTCGTTTACAAGGTCGAACTTGCACCGACGGGAACTCCTGACATATTGGCTTGTATTGACTGAAAGTTTTATGGGATTGAAGTCAAGAAAAACAAAGAAGAGCTATCGGATCGATTCAGGATCGTCGAGAATTATATCAGGGGATCGAAGGACTTCAAGTCACATGTGCCAGTTGTTCAACAACGAAAAACTGGTGGAGATATCGCTGAAGCGTGATGAACATATATTTGCACGTACAGTGTTGAACACTTCCGAAATTGCGTGAATGTTGAAAAAATATATGAAAAATAATTTTCTTACATAGTCGCACACACCAAACAGATATAAACCCGCTTTATTTTGTAACCGTAAAACATGAAAGAAGTATCGTTGTCAAATAGCGCATTGGAAAGATTGTTTGGGATTCTAGTGAATGTCAAGCCTGACGACATGAATGAGTTGAGGGAATTGCACGCCCTCTTCGATGTTCTTGAAGAACCGACAATCTTGTTCGAGGAAAAAGCAAAACAAATGAGAGAAGAGTGGAATGCTCTTATTCTTGAAAGCAAAAAGACAGAACTGAAGCAAGAGGTCAGAGACGAAGCAACCAAGAAAGCTGAACAGATCTGAATTGATTTTGAAGAAATTCACAAATGTAGAGTAACTTTGTTGTTGAACCAAGCAAATGTTGACATTATAAAAAAAGTCATTGAATCGGAAATCAAAAACGAGAAAGTCTTCGGAAGAGGTCTTGTCAGAGATGTGAATGAAATCCGAACATCTGTTTGCATATAGTTGGGGATTCTGTAACACCGTTTCGGGATACCACACAAAATCCCTTGCACGCGTGGTGTGTGTGCGACAAAACGAGAAGGCTTCGGCCTTCTTTTTTTTTATTGCTTTTTTGTTCAGCATAAGTATATTTTGCACGGGGTCATTTGAAAAGAATATAAAGCACGGAGAAACCTCGACAAAGACTCGTTGCCGCGAGAGAGGTTTTTTCGTATTGCATTGTTGCGTATTTCGTATATGTTCAAAACATTGAAGATGCACACATATTGTCTTTTATAAAATAGTATATATATTATGAAAGGTAAACCAAAAACAGATCGTGTCAGAACAGACATTCAAGACCGTGGCGACATGCTGACGAAGTTTGTCGAGGAGATTGGATTTTTCGTACAATATCCCGAAATGTCAAGAAGTCAAATAATATTCGGAGTGTTCCTTGCTTTGCCGAGGGAAGTTGATAACTGATTGATCAGGAAGGACCTTGCTGAATACCTAGGCGTCACCGATGAAACGCTTGTGAATTGGAAGTATAGACTTGATGTTGCAAGGGTTCAGAAGGCAGCGTGCATGCAATTTCTGCAGTCGAATTCAATTACTGAAGTTTTGAACTATTTGAAACTCATGGCCACAGGGCAGACAGAGTTCAATCCTGCACCTGCACTGAAACTGTATTTGCAATTTATAGAGGGGCGAAGTGAGAAGATAGGTGTTGAATCAGATCAGCCTGTGACTATTGTTTTTGGTGGAGGTACTTCACACTTTGTCAGGAAAGAGGAGGAGGAAGACGAAGACACAAAACCAAAGAACAAGGGAAAATGAGCAGAAAAAGTGAAGGCAACGGACACAGAGAAAGGAGGCACAGGAACGCAAATGAAGAGGCTTTCATGAAGTAGGAACCTGACATGAAAAACAAAGGCGAAGGCAAAGTAATCAACATATATTCCGATCCGCAACCAAGACAGGTTGCTTTTTTCAATTCAACGGCAAAATATCGTTTGTATGGTTGACAGAAAGGCGGTTGAAAATCTCGGGCGATGCGCTCGGAGGTGTGTCGTCTTGCTATGTCGAACAAGGTCCGTGGCCTTGTGCTGCGTAGGACAACAGACGAAATTCAGGAAAATATGCTGACGCCAATTATGTCAGAGATTCCGCCTTCTTTGTACGAATGGAGAGACAAGCGTTGAATCATGAAGTTCAAAGAAACAGGATCGACAGTCAAATTCTGATATTGTAGGAACCTGAAGGACGTTCTTCAATACCAGTGAGTTGAGTTTGATTTCATTTGTATTGAAGAGTTGACGCACCGATCTGAACAGGAGTTCAGAATCTTGATGACGTCTTTGAGAAGTTCAAAGAAGTATGTGAACACAAGCTTCTTCGGTTCCACGAA